ACGAAACAGTGGCGCTGGCATTCTCAATCACTGAGGAAGCTATCGAAGACAATCTGTATGATCGTCTTGGTTCGCGTTATACTCGTGCGTTGGCTCGTTCAATGGCACACACAAAGCAAGTTAAGGCCGCTGCGGTTCTTAACAACGCATTTACTGCTGGCGCTTCTGCTGGTGGTGACGGTGTTGCGCTTTGTGCGACAGACCACCCGTTAACCAACGGTGGAACGTTTGCCAACGAACCCGCAGTAGCTGCTGATTTGAACGAGACATCTCTTGAAGATGCCCTTATCAACATCGCAGGTTTTGTGGACGAGCGTGGTTTGAAGGTTGCTCTTCGTGGCACGAAGTTACTTATCCCGCGTCAACTGCAATTTATTGCAGAACGCTTGATGGTTTCAAACCTTCGTGTTGGAACAGCAGACAATGATACGAACGCGATTCGTTCAATGGGAATGTTGCCTGATGGTTATGCCGTCAATGACTTCCTGACGGACCCTGATGCGTTCTTCATCATGACGGATGCGCCTCGTGGAATGATCCACTTTGAGCGTACTCCTCTGTCTACCAACATGGAAGCAGACTTCGACACAGGCAACATGCGCTTTAAAGCTCGTGAGCGTTATAGCTTTGGCTTTAGCGACCCACGTTGCGTATTCGGTTCACCCGGAGCGTAATTTGTGCTATAGTTTGGGAGGGTTTCATTACCTCCTCCCAAACTGGGGGCTACTTCGGTAGCCCCTTTCTTTTTGTCTATTTCTCCTGTATGGTTTTTTTATCCCTGACAGTTGCATGGTGCGACTGACTAACCCAGACAGGAGATCGACATGGGTACGACAACTTTTTCAGGTCCTATTAAAGCAGGGACCATTAAAGAAACCACGGGTACAACCCTTGGATCAAATATTAAAAACACTGGTCAAGTCGTTATGGCGCAGACTTTTGCCGCAGATTTATCTGGTGGCGCACTGGCTGCTCAAGTAACGGACGTTGTTATTCCTGCTAATTCACAGATCATAGATTGTGTGATTGATGTGATTACAGCGGCGAACGCGACTACTAACTTGAGCGTTGGTGATACAGTGGGCGGTGCGTCTACAATTTTAAACACTTTTGCGAGTGGTACAACAGCAGGTCGTAAGTATCCGACCACAGAAGCTGGCGCTGCACTGGCTTGGGAAGACACGGGCACAGCGGACATTCGTTTGACGGTCACTGCGTCAGCGGCAACAAATGCTGGAGAAGTACGGTTTACTATTTTGTATCAGCAAAACAATAACCTCGCTTAATAGGAGGCTTTTATGGCTGGTCCAGTAACAGCATATAATTGGGTTCAAGGAACCTCGGCAGCGATTGTTGGTCCGACTCGATCACGTTTACGGCAGGTTGTAATTTACGCGGCGGCTGCGGGTGCTTTTACGTTGAAAAACGGTAGCGCAAGCGGGGATACTTTGCTTACGCAAAAGTTTCCTACAGGTCATCATGTAATGAACATTCCTGATGATGGGATTATCGCAAGCAGCGGTGTTTATGTCTCAGCGTTTACAGGATCGGCTAACGAACTTACCATTATCTTGTCGTAGGTGGCGAGATGGTTGGTAGTGAGGTAACATCGTTTTACTCACAAACTTCGGCGGCGTTGGTAGCTCGACGCTGCCGCCTACAAGGTGTGCTTTTGACTTATGAATCAGGTGCCACAGGGCATGTCGTACTTTACGACAACGCTTCAGAAGCGTCGGGAAAAGTATTACTTAGAGTCGATGAAACTTCTCAAGGTATGGATGAAATATTTCTTCCCGGGGACGGCATACTAGCTAAAAAAGGTGTGTACGCTTCGATTCCCGCCAACACCACCATATCAGTGATAGTGGAGTAGTTATGGCTAAGATCGACAAGGCCAAGATGAAATGCAACAAGCCTAAGCGTCAAAAGTCTGGCGGCAAGAAGTTTGTTGTAAAAGCCTGTGATAAGGGCAAAGAGAAGATCGTCAGATTCGGCGACGCTAACATGACGATTAAGAAATCAAATCCTAAGCGTAGGAAATCGTTCCGGGCTAGGCATGGTTGTGACACAAAGAAGTTGGATAAACTTACGGCCCGTTATTGGTCGTGCAAGATGTGGTAACGTGATGAGAGTGAACTTTTCGGATATAACATCGGTTATCGTGGTTGGACTTTTGGGCTGGGGCTCAACTCAACTCTATGCGATGAAGTCTGATTTAGCTGTTGTGTCTTATCGGGTTGAGGAAAACTATAAGATGATAAAGCCCATGTGGCAGGATTTTTTAGTGAGGCAGGCTAACTATGATAAGTCGTGGACAAATGTCGTTCCAAATATCCACACCACCGGAGGGACGGAGTAATGGCAAAGAAAAAGAAAAAGCTCGACGCTTGCGCAAAAAAGGTCAAGGCGAGATACAAGGTTTGGCCCTCGGCTTACGCAAGCGGAGCGGTAGCCAAGTGTCGAAAAGTGGGAGCCGCCAACTGGGGAAACTCTACTAAGAAAGCAGCTACTGGTGGTTTGATGACGGCGGTTGATAATCCAAAACGTCCTGCTCGTAATAGGTATCACGGCGGTGGAATCGTTGCTTCTGGTTGTGGTTGCGTCGAGGAGAGCAGGCGGAAAAGTACGAGGACGTACTGATGGCGGAAAAGAACTCATTGCGAAAATGGTTCTCCCAAAACAAAGGGAAGGGCTGGGTTGATTGTAAAACGGGAAAGCCGTGTGGCCGCAAGAAAGGCGAAAAACGCAAAAGCTATCCCGCATGTCGGCCTACGATGGCGCAATGTACGTCTGCTGCAAAGAAGAAGAAGTCTTCTAAGCGGATTAGTTGGAAGAACAAAAAAGCTAACGGTGGATTAGTGAGGGTCTTTTGATACGCGGTTGGGCAGAAGAGTTGGCAAAACCAACAGAGTACAACAACGGGCTTGCTGCCTGTCCATTTGCGTTGCCTGCCATTGAGGCGGGAGAAGTTAACATGATCTTCACGGAAGACTTATGGGCGGATGTCCTAAGGGTTTGCAAATCGTTTGACGAACTTGATTTCAAGGTAAACCTTATTTGGGATCACTTTTTCGAAGGGTCATACGAACAGCTTGAAGCAGGCTGTATGAAATTAAACGAAGCCCTCACTGAGATGGAAGAAGACATTTGGCTTTTGTGTTATCTAGGTGATGACGCAATCGTTTTTGTGCAGCGTTGGAGTGAGCTAGAGAATGCTGCTGCAAAGTTGGAAAAACTAGGGTACTATACAAATTATGACCCTCAAGAGTATGAAAGACTTATCTTAGGTCGTAGAAACAGGAGACAGTAAAATGCCGGGTAAATTAAACATGGTTAAGAACAAGCAGGGGAAAATGGTCCCTGATTACGCTGCTGATGGCGTTGGTAAAATGATGCGCGGCGGTCGTGTCGGTATGATGCGTGGCGGCGAGGTAAAGATGATGCGCGGCGGTAAGGTTAATGGTTACGCAAATGGCGGTTGTGTCATGACAAAGACCAACCAAAACCCAATAATAACATGAGTTGATAGATGGCTACTTCAGGTTCAAGAGACTTTAACCTCGATGTCGGTGAGATAATCGAGGAGGCGTTTGAGCGGTGCGGGCTGGAGGTTCGCACTGGTTATGATGCTCGGACGGCGCGTCGGTCTTTGAACCTGATGTTTGCTGAATGGGCAAATCGTGGCATTAACATGTGGACTGTGGAGCAGGGCACGATAACCCTTACCCAAGGTCAAGCTCAGGAGACATTGTTGCCTGATGTTGTTGATGTGTTGGAGATTGTGCTTCGTCGGGGTAACACTGATTATGAGGTAGAACGGATTAGTCGGGGTGATTACGTTACTCTTCCCAACAAGACTACACAGGGTCGTCCTAGCCAGTTTTGGTTTAATCGCCAGATTAGCCCTGTAATTAATCTTTGGGCTGTTCCTGAGAACTCTACGGATCAAATCATTTACTACTATGTGCAGCGGATTGAGGACGCAGATACTCTGGTCAACACCACTGACATGCCCTTTAGGTTTTACCCTTGTATGGTTGCGGGTCTGGCTTATTACATTGCGATGAAACGATCTCCAGACAGGCTCCAGCTTTTAAAGTCTGTGTATGAGGAAGAGTTCCAACGTGCAGCGGATGAAGACGAAGATCGTGTTCCATTGAAGTTGCAGCCTAGTATTCAGTATCTGAGGGTGTAATGGCATACGCTTCGGGCAAACACGCATGGGGAATATCGGACAGATCGGGCCGTCGTTACCGTCTTCGAGAAATGAAGGTGGAGTGGACAGGTGCGAAGGTTGGC